GAGACTGGCAGCGCAATCTGCTTGATTACCTACTAGCTCGACGCGAAGACGGCAGACTCAAACACCGCACAGCCCTAATCGGCATGGCGCGAAAGAATGGCAAGACCACCATCGGCTCGGGGCTTGCGCTTTACTCGCTCTTCTGTGGGCCAGAAGGCGGCGACGTATTCTCAGCCGCAGCCGACAAAGACCAAGCCCGACTCTGCTTTCAAGCTGCCAAGCAGATGATCGAGATGAGCCCTGACCTAAGCGAGCAGGCCAAGCTTTACCGTGATGCCATAGAAGTAAAGGCGACCAAGTCTGTCTATCGGGTCTTATCGTCTGAGTCATTTACCAAAGAAGGCCTGTCGCCGACCTTGATTGTCTATGACGAACTGCACGCCGCACCGACCGATGAACTGTTTAATGTCTTACAACTTGGCTCAGGTGCAAGGCGTGACCCATTGATGCTAGGCATCACAACCGCTGGCGTTCGTTACGACCAGACAGGGCTTGAATCGACTTGCTTTCGATTGTTCCAATATGGGCAACGTGTGGCGATGGGTGAAGTCGATGACCCGAGTTTCTTTTGCGCTTGGTGGCAAGCACCTATCGATGCCGACTATCGAAACCCTGAGACATGGCAAATGGCGAACCCGGGCTATGGCGACTTGAATGACCCAGAAGATTTTGAATCAATCAGTGGGTTTCGGCTCAACAGATTTGGCTGCCAACTGGCACGTTCGAAGGATGCGCCAATGGCGAGGCAGAGCCGCCAGAAGGCACTGAGATTGTGTTGGGCTTCGATGGATCGTTTAGCGGTGATGCCTCGGTAATCGTTGGCTGCACCACTGAAGAAAAGCCTCATATCTTTCTAATCAAAGCGTGGGAGAAGCAACTAACCGACCGCGACGATTGGCGAGTCGATATTGCAGAAGTCGAGCAGACCATCATCGAAGCCTGCAAGAAATGGCAAGTGCGAGAGATTGTCTGTGACCCTTTCAGGTGGCAGCGCTCGATGCAAGTGCTCGCCGATGAAGGTTTGCCAGTGGTCGAATACCCATCGAGCAGCCCAAGCCGCATGGTTCCAGCGTGTGCCAAATTCAGAGATGCAGTCACAGCTGGCAACCTCACACACGACAATTCGCCGACATTGTTGCGGCATATGAATAACTGCGTGGTGAAGTCAGACAGACTCGGCCCACGCATCGTCAAAGAGCACAAAGCCAGCAGCCGTAAGATTGATGCGGCCGTTGCGGCAATAATCGCGTTCGATAGGGCTACAATCACCAATCAAGCGGGTGAGATTCCTGTGCCTGCATTTTTCGCCGTCTAGGGGGCATCTTGAAGTATCTGGCAACTGCGCTACAACTAACTGGTTTGGCCATTTTCTGTGTCGGCATCGCTTGGTTTAGCGTGCCATTGGCGGTTGCATTGTTTGGTGGCTTGCTTGTCGTATTCGGATTGGCTGTTGAGAAGGGTCGCTAATGCTAGGTCGATTGTTCAACTTCGGAGCTTCTGAGCAGCGAGCAATATCGTTTCAGACCATCTGGGGTGCTGGCGATGTTTTGGAGACCACCACCAAAGCTGGCACGGTGGTCAATCAGCGCAACTCGCTGGCCATTACGACCGTCTATGCCTGCGTGCGTCTTATCTCAGACACCATCTCGACCCTGCCAATCGATGCATTTCGTCGCGTTGATGGTAACCGCGTGCCGCTGCGACCAAAGCCAATCTGGGTCGATGCGCCTGACATCGAAACCACATCAACCCGCACCGAGCACTATCAGCAGGTTTTGGTCTCACTGCTTCTCGACGGCAATGCCTTCGTCCGTATCAT